CTCATTGAAATTTCCCCTCTTCCAAATACAACTAATGGCGTTGGATTTCCAAGTAAATGATGGGTGTTGTAGTTTTGAGAAAAGTCCCAAGTTATTGAAGTTATATCAACAACTCCTCCAAGAGAATCGAATCCACCAAGAGTGATGTTTTCTGCTAAAACCGGGCGAAGATCAGGAGATACTGGGCTTTCATAAGTCGATGATGTAACACCTCCAAAGTAATTAAAATTTCTACTTATAGTAATTGGCTCTCCTACTGTGATATTGATTGACATGCTTGACATAACGCATGGGGCTGGGCACCTGTATGGGCCAAAATCAATTGTTATTCCTTGATCATTACTACCTTTTAAGTTATTGTAAATGCTTAGATCATCAATCAAATACGAATCAACACTGAAATCTCCTTTAGGTACAGATCTGCTAAATACTGCGTTAGAACCTTTTATTCCTATTGATTCAGAATGTTCAATTTCTAAATTCTCTGAAAGCGACGCTGAATTACCATATATTTTATCATAGGTCGAATCGCTGTAATTTATTTTTACGGGAAAGTTTTTATAACATCTACTCATAACAACCTGTCTCCCTTACGTATTTTTCTTCTATTTGTAAAGTTTGAACGACTTCTCCTCCGGGCTCAACTGAAAAGCTTCTTGCTTGTATATAACCCGTTATTTCTAGTTTTCCAATATTATGTTGACATAAATTATTCAAGTCGATATATCCACTTCTTTTTACAAAGCCCTCTCCGGAATTGTCATAGCATAATCCAGAAGATCCAGTCAAATTTGTTTTTTCATAATCAACATCAGATATTAAATGATCTATACTTAAAGATCTTGTTGCTTCGACCAAGCTAACTCTTGTTGGAGATACGCTTCCCAAGCTATATTTCACATCATAAGATTGATCAAATGAATAATCAAAATTCAACGTCCTACTAACTCCAAAGTCTTGTAAACTTCCGCTTGAAGCCGCTCCATGAGCAGGAATAATACTAGCTCCACTTTGATCAGGAACTTCGCCTGATTGTATTTGTCCATAATATGAATAAGACAAACTTCCCCTAACTATACTTGTCGCATCAGAATTTACCGAAAAAGAAGATAGCAAAGCTTGATCAGTAAAAAAAGGCCCGATTTGAATACTAGAAAATCCAGTAACAGCATATCCACTTTCAATAACATTTAATTCTTCACCTGTCGTGATATAGAAATCTATATCTATTGAGCCTTCTGGCTTGCTAGTAGGAAACGCAGAATAATTTTTTGTTCCCATCGCGCTAAAGTATTCTATACTCACGCTTTCTGATAAACCAACAGATTCAGCATAATAATTCTGCCCATTGATCGACGTGATCATATTTTTAAATGCGGCGTTCATATTATGAAAAAACTTGGTTTACCAGCCCAGTAACACTGCTGAATTGATTTTCAAAACCTAAACTTACAGATAAATTATCTCCTATTGAAGCTGAAATACTTGAGCTTACTAATTTTGCGTTATTTAATGTAAATGTTCTAATAGGAGTAGAACTACATTTTTGATTTAATGAAAAAGATATATTTTCAATAAAATCATTTGAACAAATCGCGTCAATTAAATTCTTTATTTCGTATTCATTTGCGAATATTTCAAAACTTGTAGAAACAGTAATTGGAGTACTGACTTCAAATTTACTCGGAACAAACATGTCTCCTATTTTATATATAGGTCTAGTGTCTATAGAGAAATCAAAATTATAAGATTGAATAGCGTTAGTTGATCCAAATGACGTATTTAGGGTCATACTATTAGCCGTAGCTACAACCGGCGTTATTTCATCATAACTAGTATCCGTAATAACCCCACTTCCAATATTCCCATAAGCAGTTAATGAAAAATCACAAGTAGCAATCTCTCCTATAGAACAAGAAGAAGAATAAGAATTTATATATCCATTATTAAAATTAAATGAATTATTTTTTGATTGATCTGGGCCGTAAAGTAAATAGCCACTTACCGTATCATGCATAATCCCAGTAACTGGATCATGCCCAGTCACTATGTTTCTGGAAATATTTACTTCGCCTACGAGCTCTCCCTCTATTTCGCTTCCTACGAATTCATAGCCGGCAGCAAGCATATTGTTATTAGGCACAGACCAGTCTCCGTCAAAAGCCTGCACCCCTTTCAACTCTTCTCCATTAATGAAGACTTGTTGGTCTTCATAAGTATTCCTGCTGTAAACCATACCTAAATGTATATACACAAAAAAGCCCTCGATTGCTCGAGGGCTTTTGATTTAAAACTAGAAGCCGTAATTAATTCGACCCAGAAATAAACACTCCGTTATCGGCGTCTTGAGGGCCACCAATTTGAGCGCTAAATGATAGGTCAACCGACTTGTTGTCTCCAATGGTCGAGCTCATTGATTGAGAATCAAGTTGAGCACCCTTGAAGTCAAATCTCATGATGCTTGCATCTTTACATCTCGTATTGAGTACAACCGAAATGTCTCTGGTAGATGCATCGTTACAAATGAGATCGTTCAATGCACCCGAGCTGATATCAGCAAGGTTTGCACTAACAGTAAGAGTAGCGGTGATAGGAAGATCAAGCTCACGAGACTTCGGGAAAGGCGATCCCAAGCATTGCAGGGGAGTTCTCGAAAGAGGAAGGTCGATACTTACGCTTTGTACGCAAGCTTTACTTCCGTTAGCAGCGTCACCTTCAGTCATTCCGGGAAGGATCGCACCACCTTGTTGAAGCGTGGCGGTTCCAAAATCAACAGTAATATCTCCGGGGCGAACTGCAAATGCTTGAAGGTCTCCGGTGGTTGAGTTTGGAAGTATTACAGATGTACCAACTGCAGATCCGTCGATATCAACGGCTGGATTATCAAATCCAGAACCACCAATATCAAAACGAAGGTTAGAAGCTTCAACCGAGATACTTGCAGAAGGAATTTCTCCAACACTAGCGGAGAAACCATAACTTGTCAAAAATCCATTTCCGATTCCAATAACTCCTTGGTCAGCATATTGTGAAGGAGTATAGATGCTAACTTGAGTTGCGTCGTTACCTTCTGGAACGGTCAAAACATAATAATTCTTTTCTGCAACAGCTGAATCTTCTGCCATGATTCCTGAAAGACAGTTTGTTGGGGCAGTTGCGTTATGCCCTTGAACAGTAAGCCCAAGGCCACTCGCCTCGTTCTGTCCGTCTATTGCATAGTAAGTAAAGTCCGCGCTTACAGTTGGAACCTCGATAACTTCTCGACTAAGGGCTGCAAGCTTACCGAATTCATTAACATCGGTACGAGCAACTTCAACTGAGTGAGAGATGTCTTGAACACGATGAATTTGAGCAATGTCGGAGGGGCCTGTAGCTCCAGTCGCAGCGCTGAAGAGCGCCTCGCTTTGATATATAACACGTTTTCTAGCCATAATAAAAATAAATGATTACAACAATATACAGCAAAAATCTAAAAAAGAGAACTTTTTTATGGTGCGATTTCTAATTTAGGCATTCTTGGAGTACTTAATTGAAAATCTATGAATCCAATGCGCATATTTCTAGGCAGATTCAATGCGGAACTCGAAGTATCTCTTAGCTTGCTAACATTGATTTTTTCTATGAATGCATAAGGAGAACCAGATTCCATCTTACCTTCATAAAATTCTTCGTAACTAAAAGGCGGGTTCTTTAAATGAAAATGTTCACCAAATGGAAATTCTTCGTATTCAATAATAGGAACACAAACCTCTGTCGAATCCCTAAACAAAGAAAGCATAGAATCCAAAGAATAATTATCATTAGCGACTACTACAGCCCTAATGCTACTTCTGGTATCTTGTAACCCACCAAGAGCAAATGGTTTATTCAGGCTTGAATTGTAACTGATAAAAGATGCAGGAACAGTATAATTCAAAGAAGCGAATCCAGTAATTGATTCAAGAAAAGTTTGGTCATCTTGATCTGCAAGCAAAAAATCACTATTTAACAAAAGCTCCTCTTCGCTTTCATTTGTGATATAGGTATTCATTGTCTTACGTGAGAAATCGCCGCTTATTGACAAATTTGTTCCTACTGCTGAATTAAGTATGACTCTTCCCTGATCATGATCGATCATTAATCCCGTAGCATCATTTGGATTTTGTGGAACAAAATCATATGCTCCAGTAAAATTAATATATACTCCAGTTGGGACATCATTTCCATATGAAACGAATTGCCTATCTGGGCTATAATACGCAACTTGATTATTCGCTATATCGACACTATTTGACGAATAGTAAAACTGTTGACTCCCAGACTCTACTGCTTCCCCAAACCTAACAACCCTATCATCGAACCATAGATAGAAACTACTTAAAAGCTTTTGGTCAAATTGAGCTCTCATATCCTTTTTAAGCTAACCTCAATACTCTTAAGCATTCTAGATAGTATTCCCGATATATAATCAGTGGGAGAAGAACTACTTCTTCCTCTTCCAGCCATATCAAAATCTAATTGTACTGCCGGTCCTGACCTACTAGTTTTATATGATTTTTCTGAACTGTACAAGTATTGAGAAAGCCCGCTTATACCCCGTTCAACAGCCTCTGTCCAGCTTTCGGTTGACCAAGGCATTGGGCTAACTTCATTAATCTCCTCTGCAGTTGGAACTGTAAAAACTAGCTTGAAGCCCAAAATATTTCTTTTTTTTCTAAAACTTTTTATCGTGATTGATCTCGCTAATAAACTTCTAATTGGAGATATTGGATCAGATTCTTTATCAAAACCTATAAAAGAAAAAAGGTTTCCATATCCGCCCAATGTATTTGATTGGTTGCCGGCATTTGGGCCACCTTCGATTTCCTGCGTAACGGGATGGGATTCAAAATCAGTAATAAGTTTTTGAGCTTCTTTCTGAAGGGCTCTTTCTATCCTTAATTGAGCTGCAGGTTTAAATACTTTATAACCTTTGGCTGCAATTTCTGCTTCGAGACCTCTAATATTTACTCTAGCCATTAGTCAGCTCTCCTTAAAAACAAAGTATAAAACTTCACGATAAAAGGGCCTACTTTTGCTGGATCACTAACTATTCTAAAAACTTCTCCGTCAATTTCTATTTTTGCCGCTTGAGTAAAAAGCTTGTATCCAGCTTCGTCGATCTTTACTCTTACGGTACCTTCGTCCATTTGAACATTTATTTGAGAACGAGTCCCGGGGAGATCCATCTCCTTTTGTTCTTGCCGATATAATATTCTAGCTTTAACAGTGGTCTCAGTAACTTTTGTTCTCGTTGTTGGGGCGTTTTTTATTCTTGAATAAAGCGCATTGTATGTTGAGGAAGTAGCGACAAATATTTCATTGTCTCTTTGATATACTACAATATCTCTTGCAAAAGTATCATGGATATCATCAAATACATTAGCAATACCTTGCTTTTCAGAATCTGGAATTAAAGATCCCATAGCACATTAGAAACAACCGCTTCCAGAAACAGAACCACCATCAATACCAGCGGTTTGACGAGGCATTGCCCTGTATGAATTATAAGCGTATACTAAGTCATTTAATTCAATAGATGCGTCTCCAGCTAGAGATTTGTAATTTTTGGCTACTTCTGTTTTGTTGGATCTTACTATGGTCGTATCTCCCTCACTTAATCTAGTCCAGTCTAAGGCCGATCCAGTTCCGCCTCCTCCACCAACAAGGACTGAACGAGCTTGTTTATTGTAATAATTCTTAAGGTAAAGCTGGGTTAAGATATTCTCTTCCTCCATAAGAAAAGAATCTCCAGTACCAAAGCTTTGGTAAGTTAAATTATTAAACTGTCCAACATTTCCTTCGAGCCACCCAGAAATTGATTGTATCCTAAACAACCTCTCTAACTGAGTCTCTGCGTCATCGAATTCATTATCAAAAATTCTTTCGGCAATCTCCCCAAGACTAGCCATGTCACATGCCTTCTTTTGATATCTTTAAAATCTCTTCTGCTGTTTTACTTGATGGGTCTACAAGAGGTTGATTGTAACCTATGTTATAGCCAGATCCTGCGCCAGCATGAGACTTAAAAGATCTTAAAATTTTATTCTTTAAAGACAACTTATTCCCACTTGGGAGAATTCCTACTTTTATCGCAAAAGTTTGAAGATCAGTGAGGGTCATTTCATGCATTCTTTCTTCAAGAACTTCTTTATTAGTGGTTCCAAACGGATTCGTTTGCTTAACCCCAAGCAAATCTTCTAAGTTTTTAATCTTTTCGATATCGTTTTTTCCATCAGCTACCTGTAAGTTTTCTACCTTATCCTTCTTTTTAGTAGCCTTGGTTTTTTTTGATGATGTTTTTTTAGATGACATAATAATAGTTGATTAATGATACTATATTATAACTCCAAATACACAAAAATCAACTGTTCGAGAACAAAAAAACCCGCCCATTACTGGGCGGGCCTTTAAGATGTGATCTGATCTACAATCAGTGTCCGGCGACAACAATACCGGTAAGAACCCGGTTGTCGATAACCATGCGACCCTCTTCGAGAGAACCATAGTAACCGATCTTTTGTTGACGAACGCTGTATTGATCATCAGCAGAGAGCGAGAACTCGGAACCGCTTTCGGCGTCGGTAGCAACCGCACGAATCAAGGATTCGCGGGAACGGTCAAGACCGATAACCAAATCGTCTCCAGCAGCAAATCCGACTTTTCCGGTAACGCTGGAAGCGCTTTGGAATTGTTCGAACAAGCGGCAGAACTTGCGGTTTGGACCAAGCTCATGAAGCTCCATAAGCCCGATACCGTAAAGCTCAGGTACTCCACCGTTAGCGAAAACGCTAGAACGATAGGTTTCAGGAGCAGCGATATCATTGTTAGCACCAGCATTATTAGACTTGGTGTTAACAGGATTGTAAGCCATTGCGCGGAGGTCTTCCATGGTTTCAGGAGAAACGAGAAGATCCGTAATTCCCTTGATAGCTCCCTCAGGCGTACCACCGGTCCAAGCCGTATTGATACGCTTAGCAAGCGTGATAAGAGAATTGAAGTCAGCAAGGGTAAAGCCAACATTGGCGTTTACTTGATCCTTAACATGGGGCTTGTCGTTCGTTGAGGCGTCAGCCAAAGAACCAAGAACCAAGTTAGCGGAAGTAGACTCTTGCTTGAGCAAGATTTCTTGAGCAATCCTAGTAAAGGATTTTCCAACAACGTCAAGGCGAGACTGAGCAGCATAACGACGATCAAAGCTAATCGCGCTATCAAGGCGATAAGTCGTGAACTTCATTTCGCTAGCGGTCGGAAGCACTTGGTTGGTGGGAAGACCGCCGGGAACCGTGGTGCTGTAAACCTTGATGTAATCATCAGCGTTGATGTCGTAATAGAGATCAAGCGGAAGACTTGGGTTACTGTCTGCGTTAAACGAGAACGAGCTGAACATGTTGCTCAGCGTAGGAGCTTGATTAACTACTTCAGCAAGAACGGGGCTCATGAACTCGGCCAAAGCGGCTTGAGCTTCATAAGCTACGTCACGATTGCGAGAAGCCATAGCTTTTACAAGCTCGACTTGTTCTTCGGTACGTTTAAGAGTAATATTCATTTTCTTAAGTTCCTAAAAGTTAGCAGTTAATACGAACAACGGCGTATTGGCCATCGGATCCAGCAGCGCCAGTACCAACAGAAGCGCCAGCAAACTGATCGCTAGAAACACCACGATTTACGCGCTGTCCAGTAGCAAGAACTTGCCCAATGGTCCATGCAGCAGCGTCAGCAACACCAGTAACTTTACCAGCATTAGCTGAAAGTTGAAGGTAGTCTCCGGGGGAAACGCTTCCGTCAATTGCGGAATCCTTGTCAAGAGTAATAATACCCTTACCAAGAATAGGTACAGCTTCACCGGTCAAAACGGATTGCGTTTCAAGCTTCTTTTGCGGATAGTAAAGAAGTTTTTCGTCGTTTTCGTCTTTTTGAGCGGTCTGAAGCAAGGTAACACCGACGCATGCATCGCCAGAAGTAGCTGCTTCGACTTTAAGCGGGACAACTGGATACTGGTTCCGTCCGATAAAAGGATAGTCCGTCTTACCAAGGTAAGAGTTGGTCTCATATCCGACAGGATCAGCGCCAAAGTCCCCAGCACTAACTTTAACAAAAACGCCTGCATCTCCATCGCCACTGTCGCTAACCTTATCGTTAGCTGCAGTACTTGCGAACAGATTTACAACGTCTTCTTCAGCGTACTGACGGAATGGTAGTAATCTAATAGCCATGATTAATAATTAATTTTGATGTTTTCTTTAGAGAAAGCTTGGTTAAATTTTTGACGCAAGGAGACCTCTTCAGCAGAAGCTTCTTCGTTGTTATTTGCAATGCTAGCGGAAGATTCTTCTTCTACTGATTCCAAAATTTCTTCAACTTCTTCTTCCGATTCTTCGGAGGTTTCTTCTTGAGTTTCTTCCTTAGAGGAAGCTTCGCTGGTCGTAAGCTCTTCGATTCGCTTCTGAAGTGCAGCTTCAAGCTTTTCATTAAAAGCTTTTTCTTGCTCTTCGATGTAAGCCTTGGTCTTGTGATTCCACATGACGGTCAACTTTTCTTGATAGCTAGCGAATGCTTCTTCAGCACCTTCGAGTTCAGAGACTTCGGAAGCAACAATTTTAAGATCTTCTTCGCCCAATTCGAAAGCTTCCGTAATGGCAGCCATACGAGAGTTAAAGAGATCCTTAGCTTCGCGAAGACGCTTTTCTTCGGCCAATTCATTCCATTGAGATTCAGAGGCTTCAAGCTTTTCTTTCAGCTCGGTCACTTCGGCAGCAAGAGCTTCTTGAGCTTTTGCAGCTTCAGCAATGGCTTGTTCCTTTGCGGCTTTTTCTTCTTGCCACTCGGAATCTTTTTGCTTGATTGCTTCCATCATAACCTTGGAAACGCTGGCTACGGCTTCTTCGAATTGTTGGCTGTCGCCAATTTTCTCAGAAAGCATGCCTTCGATTTGTTTAAGTAGATCTTGAGTATCCATAGTTAGTTTATTTGCTTGTTTTACAGAGTTTTTGCTTAAAAGGGAACATTTTTTTTCATTATAATGTTCTTTTTTGTAATTTTCCTTGTTTTTTACATGAAATACTTCTGCTTGAGTAGCATCTTTTTTTATCTTAAGTGTTTTTTCATTTTCAACAATAACACCCTCTACGTCAGCAGCAGGATTAGCAGTGAATCCAATCCCAAGTGGATAAACATCACCGACTACGAGACGATTGACAATAGTTCCATCGTCCATTTTTCCTTCACCATCGTAAGCCTTAAGATATTTTTGCAATTCTTTTATTTGTGATTTTTCAGTTACTATCTCAGCTTCTTTTAAATCATTACTTCCAACTGCAATATAAAAATCATTAAATCCAATCTCCCAACTAGCAGAAATTTGATTATAAAAATTCTCTCCTTCGTCAGTTTGTTCGAGCATTCTCGCAAACTCAGGGTTTACGATTTTATAAACCAATGCGCCTAATGCAATATTAAAAGGAGAGCTTTCGCCTCTCAAAGATTCGGCTGCAAGTATTTGATTAGTATTAATATCACTAAAAGATGAACTAACTATATGACCAACTACTTTTTGTTTGTTATGCTCAATATTGGTTGGCTTATGAATGAAGTAATCATTTACAGCTAATGCTGTCTCAGTATCTATTCCATCTCCATTTTTGTTGAATTTATTAACTACAGCGGCATTAAATGCTACCCCTAGCAAGTCAATGTTCTTTTCTAAATCTACTTCTGCAGGAATAAGAGGTTTAAGGTTTTCCAAAGACGCTTCACTAATTTGGAACCTTTTACAAGTCCCATCAAAACAAGAGGCTTGTATTTGGTTTTCGAAATTTATTTTATATTGAAATTTGGCATTCATTTGTTTTTTATACTCCTTCTTAGGCAAGTACACTGTTTTTGATAGTTTAGGCATAATATATTTATCAACAATTAAATTAGAAAATTCATTATCGCTTGGAAAATGAACTCCTCTAATAATTCTTGCCATACTAATTTGGTCGCTAATATTCTTTAATTGTTCTTCATGCTCAGGATGAATGCTAGCTAGCATTCTATACGCAAGTCGCCCCTGTAAAGCATGTCCGCTTGGATACGAAGGAGTTTGCGCTGTTTCAGTATCATTTATGTCAATATCTATATTATGATATTTGTTAATTTGATAAGGTCTAGGTCTATTATATAAAAGTTTTAAACCTAAAATAATAGAATCTACTTCACTAACTGTTTTAAGAATATATTCTTTGTCAAATATAAGATTATTTTCTCTAGCATAATCAAAAAATATTTCTATAAAATCTTCGTCTAGTTTTGTTTTGTAATCCCCCTGATACCAGTCATGTTCAGAGTTTTGTATTTTACGAATATAAGAAAGTTCTGCAGCAGTTTCTTTACTGCTATTAGAATTAAAGGGTTTATATTCAATATCCCCCAAAGAAAGAAGCGGGGATTTCTCCGCCGCTTTTTCTTTTAAACTTTTGTTTACTTCGCCGTAGCGAATTGAATCAATATCTAATTGATCACTCATCTTCGCTCGAGCTAGCCTTAACTTTTTTCATCATGGCGCCGAGCTTATCTTTGATCATAGCGTATTCTTTATCCATGTCTTTTCGAGCTTTTTCGATTTCGTCCATGCGAGAATACATTTTTTTCATCATGGCATCGTCTTCTTCCATTTTCATGGCATCAGATTTTTCTTTAGGCTCTTCCTCCTTTTTTTCGCCGTCTTTCTTGTCGCCGTCTTTCTTATCGCCATTCTTTTCAGACTTCTTTTCGTCTTTTTTGTCTTTAAGCCAAGGAGGCATAGCAGATTCAGAAATTTCTACTTTCAATTTCTTTGCTTTGGATTCAATTTTCTCAAAGATTTCGTTTTTCAACTCTTGATTCAGGTTAGAAGAAGCCAGTGATTCAAGAGAAGAATTAATTTGAGCTTCATTTGCCATTGGGAAATGACGCAAGGTCAAAGGGACCGTTCTGTTAAAAGAATCGGCGTTACCACCTTCTTCAATATAAGCGAATTCAGAGTCTGGCAATAAATTTACTTCGTTCTTTGCAGTTTCTGCGGCAAGCAAACCTTTGAGGCCTGAAGCGTCGTTGATATTTTTAGAGAAATCTAATTCCATAATTATATTTAAAGTTGTAAGAATTAATACACAAAATTTTTATTTTTGAGAATCTTCTTCTTTCTTTTGGCTGTGATAATACAAAGCAGAAGGATAAAGTTCCATATCATTTTCATGCGCAGCCTCTGAAATACCGGGCAAAGTAGATAGCTTGCCTATGTTCTCAAAATCTTCAATACAAGCTTTTATATTTTCTTCCCATTGTTCTTTTTCTGAAGAAATTATAACACTTTTGCATAATTCATCAAGCAGAGATTTTTTCTCTTTTGAAAGTCTTTTGATATTATTGATTTTCCTCATTTGTTTTTGAGCGAAAGAAAAAAGCTGTTCAGTTTGATATATGGTTTCCTGAATGCTTTTTCTATCCGCAAGAGAAACGTTATCTTGTTTTACCGTTCCTGCTGGCCGCCCTTGTTGTTGAGGAGTGTTTTTGTTTGGGACTGCAGGGTTTTGATTTGGAGCTTCCTGAGCTTGCTCTTCTTCATTAAGAGGTAGCGGCTGTCCTCCAACAAGAGGAGTATACATCCCTTTTTGCCTATCCTCTACATATTGCTCTTGTCCAGACCCAACTTCTCTTTGTTCTGGATAAATTCCAGTTTTAATCGTTTGAATCCCTTGTTCTGGAGTAAGGATTCCAAGCTCCATCAATCGAGTCGTGACTCTCTGAAGTTGAACTTCGTCTTTAAGATCAATTTCTTGGAATCTTACGGTTGGGTATTTTCTAAAACCTAAGTTTTGACATACAAGTTTGATTTGTGGCTGAAGAAAATCATTAATAAAAGTATTTCGAGCTTCTTTTAATCTCTCAAGAAATATTTGAGCTTTGACTTGGGTATTGCTATACCTTTCGCTTCCTACTACTACATTCTGTAATGCTTCCTTGATGTCTTGGTCTACAATTTGATATTTATCTGGCCCAAGAACTTTATTAAGGTCAGGAATAATAAATTCAGCTTTAGTCGTATAATCACTAACCAAAACTCTACCAATACTTTCATTGGAAAAAAGAGATTGCATGGCTTGCAAATTATGGGGGTTAATGCCGCCCTTGTCAGGGGTATTCCCCATCGTGATCAAAAGAATAACATTTTCAATAGTACGAGTAACAGCTTGGTCTACTTTTTTAAGTTCAAGCTTCCAATTGAGATCGTCTAATACAGGATAACCGAATGGAATAGCAAATGGTTCATAATCCTGTTTCTTATAAAAAGAGTATATTAATTTGTCAGGATCTAATTGAATAAAAATTCCATCTCTACCGTATTGCCCTTTTTTGATAGCTTCTTGGTCTTTTGGGTCAAGACCTTGTAAGACTTCTTTGTCATATTCCGTTTTGGGATCCTTTAACCTTTCGAGTTCAAACTCTGAAAGTACTTTTCTATAAACTTGACCATTGAAGCTGGAAGACTTAACGGTAGCAATATCATAAGGATTAAGAAGAATGTAGCGGATCGGAATTTGACCCGGCTTCATAAACTCAGATCCATAAATAGTTGACATTCTACTAAAGTCATCATCAGTGAATTTAGTATCCAGTCTATACATGAATACATTGCCGCTTCTATAATACTCTCTAAAGTATTGATCTTTTACAGACCATACTTTAATTTTCTGCATCCATTTATCAATAAAATTTCTCGACTTCTCGGTACCGCCCTCAAGATGAAGATCGGTATTTGCGAATTCCGACATGATATCAATAACATTCCTAAAAATAGGGATATTCGCATAAGCTTTTTGACAAAGCATAATAGCGTCTCTGATATCACATCCAGATTTCGCATAATGATAAGGCAAGTTACCTTCTCTTATGTTTGCATACTTTAGTATTTTTCTTGAACTGGCGGCATTATTGTATCTGGTATTTGTCCTTGATCCCGCTCCAGATTTATCTTCTCCAGTTCTTTGATAATTGGCTTTTATGGTCTGATTATAATATGCCTCTCCCGCCAAAGTCGGTGCCCATTCTGGCTCAACACCTTTTGTTTCTGCAATTAATTCGTTGAGATCTTTTGATTTAAACTTATCCCAGTAATCCGACTTTTTGGTATATTTTCTTTTGGACATACTCTATGATACACAAAAGTCTATCAAAAGTCCAACAAAAGTTAAAAGTCAACTTTTGACTTATGCAACAAACATTGGAGTGAAAGTTGCCTGAACATTACTTTCTTCAACATTCATCATGTCGTAGTAAATCTTTATCATCCAGTTACCAAGAACTAGCGCGGAATAGGAGTCCTTTCTAGCTTTCTCTGGACCAGTTTGTCTTTTTAGATTGTCTGGCAAGTCAAAACTTTGGGTACCTTGAGCAGAAGTCTTGATTTGTATTAAGGCACATTCGGATTTTGTTTTTTCCATAAGATCGACTTGATACTCCACAAAGTCAATCATTTTTGCTTGAGTACTTTGCTTTTCGTCTTCTGCGTTTCTTAAAAACTTCAATTCTTCTATCGGGATTCTTTTACTTCTCTGTTTTTGGTAATCATCATTAACAGCGCGGGCTCCGAAAAATATTCTTTTATGATCGAAGTTCGCTTGTAATAATTCATTAGCAATTCTAATCCATTGGGAAGTTGGCTTGCGCAATATACAAATTTTTTTACTGTCTAAATTATATTCTAACTTAGCATCTCGCAATGCCTGCTGATAATTTTCTAAATTATCAAGATCTGAACCAATAGTTTTTATATTTAGATTATTTTGCTTAAAAAGGCTACTCTCATTGCAAGCGTTCAAAAATTGAACGCCGCCATTGTAGTCGCCTACAATAGCAACAATATTAAAGTTATTCAGCAAATAATGCAAATAAAATATATGATCCTTGAGTCTAGCTCCGGACATGGCGTAATTGTGGACTAGCGTACCAGTACGAGTTTCGTCATTAAGCTTAAATACCTGTATAGCAAAATCGTCAGAGCTTTCGCTCTCTGCCCAACTGGGGTCAAATGATAACAAGTATTTGTCTGAAGGCTCTCCAGCTACTTCGACACACGGGCTTTGCCCATCAGGCACGGTGCAAGCAGCCATCTTTGAGATTTTAAAGTAACCAGAACTGTCGTCAGTAAAAATCGCTCCAAACTCTCGGTCAAATTGGCTTTGACTCATACTGGCCTTGGCTTGATTAATCAAATTTTGATCATATAATTGTTTTGGGGCGCAATCATAACTAAAATGCATAATCGTGCGATGAGCTGTGCCATCTTCAACGATTTCCCCATTTATTAATGATTCAAATTTTTGATATAATTTATACATGTACTCAAACTTATAAGAGGCAGAAGAAAGCATAATCAATTTATTGTTCGGCCAGACATGCCTGTCTTCTTCCTTCATTTTGCCTTCTTTAATCATTTGCGTTTCGAGGTTGTATAAATCCTCTCGTTCAGTCGGGTTTTCAACAACAGAAAGGAAGGGAACGATAACTTCGTTATAAATCCTTTCTGGCATAAGAAGAAACTCATCGATGATAATTCTATGAAACCTAAAACCACGAAGCTTCTCACCATCACCAAGAGGTAATGCGTGAATCTTGCTTTCGCCAATTTCGAGCGTCCATTGGTCATTCGCTTTAGATTTCCTTGTTACGCATTGCGCTAACATTGCGGCTTCAGGCTTATTTAGAATATCTTCTATTTTTTTAAATATCATTTTTGCCTGCCGGAAAGATTTGGATACAATGCCAATTTCAACACCTTGGTTTAATATGGCATCAAGAAAAGCAAATACTCCCGTTGTAAATGATTTAGACATACCACGAGACCATACTCCCATGAAATAATCTGATTCAAGCATAGCCTTAACAGCCATATGCTGAAATGGAAATAATTTTATTCCACTAAGCATATCAACTGCAAAAGTAGTATTAGCTCGCAAAAACTTATACAATAATAGCTTTGCCTCTTTCTCTTCGATGAAGCCTTTCGTGTCTAAAACGATCTGATTAATATCAGTAGAATATTTATCTCTCGCTTGTTGCTTTCCGTCAATCCAACTCATCTGAATCTATTCGGATCGTTTTGATATTTTTTGTCCCAGTCAAAATCCAAATCAATTGGCTCTTCTTCTTGACATCCTTCAGCATATATAAACATTCCTATACAAATAGCAGCGAATACTCCAGCGACTATCCATGCAATATGCTTTTTAAAGAAAGGGATTTTCTTAATGGGTTGTTGGTCAGGCGTCTCAGGAATAGGCGAGCTAGGAGGAGGAGAAGGAGGGGTCATATCTGGCGGAGAAGGCGGCTCTGGTTCGGGCTCAGGTTTAGGTTCTGGCTCAGGTTCTGGCTCAGGTTTGGGT